TTGCGTACTCATGATAGTAGGCGGGGGCATGGCTGGGCTGGTCGCATACTGGACAGGGTGTGGCGCGTGAGGCAGCGCGGCAAGTGATGATAGTAGTGGGTACCCACCCCCTCCACCCGTCCATAGGGGGACCCCCCGGGGGTGTCCTATTCCCTCACCCGTAAAGCGCCCCCCATTTTTTACACTCCAAACAATCTACCAACTTATTCGCAATTTAAAAAATTCCCAGCCTATTTTTGTAGGCCAAGTACATATACAATATCCCAGCTGGTTAAGCGTGATGACGCATGGCTCATAGCCATGAAGGTCGGCGTGGACTGGGGGTTCCCGGTCGCCAGCATTCATGCTACATTCGGCCCATGCACAACTCAATCTCAGCAGACCAGCTTCTGCGAGAACTTGCGTTGGCCGTAGCCCGGAACAATGTTGGTGCTCTGCGCCCAGTCTCCGAGGTGATTGCCAGTGAAGGTTTGACCCAAGCTGAGTACGATGCCATTTCAACCAACCCGCAGTTCCAGCGGTACGTAGACACGTACTCAGCTGAGCTCAAGGACAACGGCTTCTCTATTCAGGCCAAGTCTCGTCTGTTGGTAGAAGACCTGTTGCCGACCATGTACCACTTGGTCAGAGACGTCGAAGCTCCAGCGGCTGCACGGGTCAAAGCGTTTGAGAACTTCGTTGAGCTCGCTGGTGCAAAACCGAACAAAGCTGTGGAAGCAACTGCAGGCCCGGGGTTCAGCATTACCATCAATGTGCCCAGCGGTGCACTCACTGCAAGCTCGACAAAAGCCCTCTCCAGCGCAGATGTAACTGAGTTGCCAGTGATCACGCTTCCCACCAGAGATAAGCGAGCGCCGACTAACATTTTGTTCGATGAGCCGGACAGCTACGAGTATGCTGGTGAGGACTACCTATGAGCAGCTTGCAGTTCTCCCCGGTACCGAGCCTTGTGCCGTTTTTTCTGTCTGAGCAGTTCCTGTCGCTGGTCTGTGGCCCCGTGGGATCGACAAAAACGACCGCTGGTATCGTCAAAATCCTGTACCACGCCAAGAAAATGGCCCCCAGCAGGGACGGCATACGGCGCAGCCGCTGTGTTTGGGTGCGGAACACACGAGAGCAGTTGCGAGACACGTCGATCCCAGACTTTTTGAAGTGGTTTCCAGACGGTTTGGCGGGCTCGTTCCTCAAATCCGAGTACAAATTCTTCCTGAAACTGGACGATGTCGAGTGCGAAGTGTTGTTTCGGGGCTTGGATGACTCCAACGACGTGCGCCGTTTGCTGTCTTTGCAGGCCAGTTTTGCTGTGCTGGACGAGTTTCGAGAGATCAACAAGGACGTTTTTGAGGCACTTCAGGGTCGTTTGGGCCGGTATCCAGACGGAATGATGGTGCCGCATCGCCCTGAGTGGGGCAACGATGACAAGGGCAATCCCATACAGGGGTGTGTCACCGACGACGGCAAACCCAACAGCCACTTGTGGGGGATGAGCAACCCGCCAGACATGGACACGTTCTGGGAAGGGCTCTTGGCCAGCCCGCCGGACAACATGCACGTCACCATTCAGCCATCGGGTTTGAGTCCAGAGGCCGACTGGATCAGGCTGCTGCCGTCCGGGTACTACGACAACTTGGCCAAGGGCAAAACACAGGAGTACATCGACGTGTACATCCACGCCAAGTTCGGCAAGAGCTTGGCAGGGCAGCCGGTGTTCCGCAGCTTCGACGGCGACTACCACGTGGCGAAGAATCCGCTGGTGCCCATCCTCAACGGGATGCGGCCAGTGCTGATCGGCATGGACTTTGGTCTGAACCCCAGCGCGGTCATCGGCCAGCTCGACGCCATGGGACGCCTGCTGATACATCGCTCGCTCACGGCGGACGGCATGGGCCTGCTCAGGTTCCTGCGGACGATACTTAAACCGGAGCTGGCGCAGAGTTTTCCCAGCGCTCCCATACTGGTCATCGGAGACCCGGCGGGCACGGCTCGGGCGCAGACGGACGAGAAGACTGTGTACGACATTCTGGAGCAGGAAGGCCTCATGGCTAAGCCAGCGTACACTAACAGCATCATCGCCCGGATCACGGCGGTCGAGCAGTTCCTCAACAGGCAGGTGGACACGGGCGCTGGGATGCTGGTTGACCCGAGCTGTCGCCCGCTGATCAACGCGCTGCGGGGCAAGTACAGGTACAAGCTCAAGAACAACGGCGAGATGGACGACACGCCGGACAAAAACGAGGCATCGCACATCGCCGACGCGCTGCAGTATCTGTGCCTGCACGCTGACGCGCAGCAGGGTGGGAGACTGGCCAAGCACAAGGTACGGGTAGTCGAGGATGTGTCCATGGCGGGGTGGACTTGACAACCCTGTAGACAGAATCTCCCGGGGGTGTAGAATCTGCGTAGACTAACCCACCCCTTAATACCATGGCCGGACTCGTCATCATCAAAAGCAATTCGCAGCTGGATGCAGAGGATGCGGCCAAACAAGCCGCTGATGCTACCCTCATGCGGCAGCAAATTCCGGTCCTGTCGGGGCTGGCTTCTCACGTTCGCAACTGCTGGGAAGCGGCTCGGGACGCCAAACAACCCATTGAGCGCAAGATGCTCAAGGCGCTACGCCAGCGCACAGGTGAGTACGAGCCAGAGAAGCTGGCCGAGATTCGCAAATCGGGTGGCTCTGAAATCTTCAAGATGCTTACTGAGACCAAGTGCCGTGGCGCTGAGTCTTGGTTGCGGGACATTTTGCTCGACGAGGGCATGATTCCGTTTGACTTGAAGCCCACGCCGATGCCTGATGTGCCACCGGACTTCGAGCAGAAAGTTACCGCGCTGGTAGCCAACCAAGTGATTCAGGCGATTCAGAGCAACGCACAGCTCAGCCCTGTGATGATGGAGACATTCAAGGAGCAGGCCCGCGAAGACATTCGCGTTGCTCTGATGGAGGATTCCGTCGACCGCGCAGAGCGCATGAAGCGACAGATTCAGGACCAGTTCGTCGAAGGCGGCATGGTGGATGGCTTCAACGCCTTCATCAGCGACTTGTCGACGTACCCCGCAGCGATTCTGAAGGGACCAACTGTACGCCGCAGCCGTCAGCTGGAGTGGACGCAAGCCCCTGATGGCTCGTACTCGCCACAGGTTCAGGACAAGCTGATCCCCACGTACTCACGCGTTGACCCATTCCGCTTCTACCCAGAGCCGGGTCTGACGCGTCTGAATGAGGGCTACGCCATCGAGCACCACCGCTTGTCGAAGTCTGACTTGTCTGAGCTGATCGGCGTGCCCGGGTATGACGACGGTGCGATCCGCGCTGTGCTCGATGAGGGCAGCAACAACGAGTGGATGTGGTCAGCCGAGCTGATGAAAGCGGAGCTGGAGAACAAGTTCAACATCTGGCGTGCGGACAGCACGAAGTTTGACGCTCTGGAGTTCTGGGGTCCTGTCAGCGGCCAAGACTTGATCGACTGGGGCGTCGACCCAGAAGAAGTGCCTGATACGGCTCGCATGTATGACGCATGTGTGTGGTTGATCGGCAGCTGGGTCATCAAGGCCACGCTGAACTACGATCCGCTGGGCGACAAGCCATACCGCATGACATCGGCTGTGAAGCGCCCCGGCGCACTGTGGGGCGTGAGCTACCCAGAGCTGATCGAGGACGTGCAGGCCATGTGCAACGCCGCTGCTCGCGCACTGGCAAACAACATGGGCTTGGCCTCTGGTCCGCAGGTGGAGGTCAGTGTTGACCGTCTGGCCGAGGGCGAGAAAGTCACCAAGGTATTCCCGTGGAAAGTCTGGCAGACTGTGTCTGATCCGCTGGGTTCTGGGCAAGCTGCAGTGCGGTTTAACCAGCCAGATGATCGCAGTGGTCCGCTGTTGGCCGTGTACGGGCAGTTTGCTCGCATGGCTGATGAGCAGTCGGGTATCCCGGCCTACGTCTACGGCGATGGCCAAGTGGGTGGCGCTGGCCGCACAGCATCGGGCTTGTCCATGTTGATGGGCTCCGCTGGCAAAGGCATTCGCCAGACCATCATGCACATTGACTTCGATGTGATTGGCCCGACTGTTACTGCCCAGTACAACTGGAACATGCAGTACATTGACGATGCCTCGATCAAGGGCGATTGCGAGATCATTCCTCGTGGCGCTGTTACACTGGCCAACCGCGAGCAGCTCAACGTGCGCCGTGTCGAGTTCTTGCAGGCGACAGCCAACCCGATCGACGCGCAGATTGTTGGCCCAACAGGCCGAGCAGCTATCTTGCGCGAAGTGGCCAAGGGTCTCGCTATGCCGGTGGACGACATTGTGCCAACGAACGAGCAGATCGAGGTCAACCAAGAGATGCAGCGGCAGCAGCAGATGGCGCAAGTCGCTGCGCAGCAGGCACCCCAAGAGGTGGTGGTTCGCGAAACTGGCCCGGGTGGAGCACCCATGGGCGGGGAAGGAGCCAACACTGTGTCCAATCAAATAACTGGTAACGGAGGCGCTTGATGGCGTGCAGACCCGGACTTTGCGTCAGCTTCAAAGCTGAAGCCCTTCAAGGCGTTCACAACGAGAACGACCGCTACATGATCGCCCTGTTCACAGACAAGGCCAAGTTAGACGAGTACACCACAGAGTACACTTCGTCCGGCGAGGCGTCTGGTCCCGGGTACGCAGCTGGTGGGCAGCAGCTCGACGGCTTTTCAGTGGTTGAGGACGGCACCGCTGTCATCTTGACTTTCAACGATGCCCGCTGGGAGCGCGTGTCCGTCAGCAACGTCGTAGGCGGGCTGATCTACAATGCCTCCAGACAAAATAAGGCGGTTGGCGTAGTTGCTCTTGAGCAGGCTACATCAGCTACCAATGGCGCATTTGACCTGTATTTCCCTCCGGCTACGGCCTCCGAGGGTCTGTTTGTGATTGATTGAGGAAAACACCATGTCTGTCATCTATACCACAGCTGTGAAGAACGCTCGCCTTGAGGCAGTTGTCACCCAGATTGGCTCTGGCGGTAAGCTGGAAATCGGCACAGCAGGCATGGCCGTTGTGTTGGCCACGTTCACACTGGAGTCCGTTGCAGGTACTGCTTCTGGTGGTGTGTTGACGCTTTCAAATTTTCCAAAGTCTGATGCTGCTGACGCTACTGGTGTTGCTGCAGCAGCTCGTATTCGCAAGAGCGATAACACAGACATCGTGACTGGTTTGACCGTGGGCATGTCGGCATCCGACATCATCTTGGACAACACCAACATCACAACCACTCAGACCGTCATCATCCAGAGCGCTGCGATCACCCACGCGTGATCTTGCACTCCACAGCGAGTTGGAGTAAGGCATGGCCATAGAAGGGCTCAACACTGGCTCGCTTGCAGAACAGCTTGTCGGAGCACAGATTGTCGCTACGGCGGGCAATGGATACATCGCTGCAGAACTCGCTGCCAGTGAAGCATCTGACACGCTCGCTGGCTCGGCCACAGCTACGGTCTCTGGCTCGCTCTCTGTCGCTGAGGTAGGTGACGATACCTTCGCTGGCTCGGCCACAGCCACGGTTTCTGGCTCGCTCTCTGTCGCAGAGGTAGGCGACGACACTTTCGCTGGTTCAGCCACAGCTACAGTCTCTGGTTCGCTCTCTGTCGCAGAGGTAGGTGACGATACCTTTGCTGGCTCGGCCACAGCTACTGTATCTGGCTCGTTGGCTGTTACAGAGGTAGGCGACGACACATTCGCAGGCGCTGGTGTCGTTGAGGTGTACGCCGTATTCTCTGCCACAGAAGAAGTTGCCGACACTGCCAGCATTGAAGGCATAGTACAAATTGTTGGCGCACTGGCAGCCACAGAGGAAAACGACACCATCTATGTGCTTGGCAATGTCCAAGTGCAAGGCTACGAAGACGCTTCGGAGTCTCCTGACTCTGGCGCGGGCGCTGGCAATGTCGAGGTCTCTGGCAGCCTAGCTGCGCAGGACGAGCAAGATACGTTCGCTGGTACTGCGGTGGCGAATGTCACAGGCTCGCTATCCACATCAGAAACAGGTAACGACACATTTGCTGCGCAGGGCATTGTTGTCGACACCGAAGCAAAGGCCGAGCGTCGCCCACGCAGATTGTCCGTACGCGGAATGGTAGACGCGAAGGTGTTCTGCAGAGGTGGGCGCTCACTAACTTCTACGCATTCGCCTACACTGGTTGTCATCAACCCCGAGTTTGTGGAGCACGTGCAACATGGCTGGGCCATGGCAGTGAGCACCACGACGGTAGCACGCGCAGGTGTCGTCACAGCCGCTTGCGGAGGTGGTAGCTCGATGATCGGTGGGCGTTCTGTGACGAACGTAGCGTTCGTGGAGTCTGCTGGCGAAGCAGTAATTCCTGTACTTGGTCGCAGCGCATACGCAGAAGCAGTCACAGAAGACCGCACTGCGGTGGCCTACGGTCGCACGCATATTTCTGGCTACGGCAGAGTAAAAGCTGGCTCCAAAGGTGTGGCAAAAGCCAAAGGCAGCTTTGGCATGACTGACGCACATTTCTGCTCCGCACGCGGAGAGCGCAGACTACCACCAAGCCACACTGTGGCTATTACGGCACTTGTTACACACGGAAGATTCCGCAGACGTGTTGACACACGCTTGTGATGATGTATAGTATGTACTCACATACGAATGTGTTTTAACCATGCGACTTCAACTTTCAGACGACGAGCAAGCCATGTGCAAGCAGATCGGTAAGCAATTTTCGAGTTTTCTCGACTTGCTCGACCGCCTGCGCTCCGCCGAACTGGAACAGATGGCGCAAGGAACCCCAGAGCACTTCAGCACCTATAAAGGCCGGGTGCCCTC